TCCACTACGTAATAAAAATATTTTGACTTATCAAAGTTAAACGGTTGTGGTATTGAACTTTGAGGTTCAATCATCATCCTTGTGAAGTCACCAGTCTTGGCATTAAAGAATTTAACCGACATATAAAATCTTGTGGTGTCAACGTATGTTGGATTTTTTAACCAATAAAAGAAATACCCTTCTTTATCCCCAACATAATCTAAGGTAAATGAAGGTTTATTAATATTGATGTTTTGTACTGTAAGACCTATCCCTAATAATGCCCCTTGTTCATTACCTTGTTGGGTTGGTATTATGATTGTTGCCATAATTTTTTGGTCTTCAGAACGTGGCGTGTTATACAAATCCACTTTAAAGAAACTTCTTTGAAATGCTGCGGAAAAATAATATATCTCGGATACCGTAAATGTTTCAGCAGTATAACTACAAACCCAATCGGTTGATGTGGATGCGGTTACTTGATAAATCGGTGGTAAAAAATAAAACTCGTAGTTTGTAGATGTTAATCCACCACTGTACGGAACGTGAGCATAACGTGTTACCTCAAAATCTTCAGTAGGGTTAACAATTTTCTCTAATACGTCAGCCTCATACTCATCAAGACCATCTGTTCTACCAGCATTATCCCATGTAAGTTCAATGGGTATATTAACTTGTTTGTCTTTAATAATGTTCGGTAATCTGAATTTATTCACATCCATCGATATACGGGTCAACAATGTAGTCAACCAAAGGTCTGTTTATGTTTCTATAGAACGATGTTGGAACTTGTAAAAACAATATATCACTAAAAGGATAGTGAGCATCATTTAGAAAAGGCGAATCAACACCAACACCATCGGTGTCAATGTAACCATATGGATATAAATCTCTCCATCTCCATTGTCTTTCTGTTTCAGAATAAAATGACCAGTCAGGGATAAAATCAACAGTCTCTTTTGCACCTACCTCTATGTAAGTTGAAAATGCTCTGATGGGTACCGAAAAATGTGGTTGATAAAAATATCCTGATTCATAATTCAAAGGTGATGAATTACTAAAAATTAAAGGATTGTATGAGAACTTGTGCATCATTTTAGATAAAACAGTCTCAGTCATTACAAAGTCATTCCACTCACAAAAATCACCAGAAATAATATCACCAACCTCTAAGGGATTATTATAATAGAAAGTTTTTCCTGAAAAATTATAAGATGATGTACTCAAACCTAAGTCTTTATTTGTTGGACTAGCTGCGTTCCACCAAATATCGTCCTGACCATCCAAAAAGTTAAAGTCCCATCCTATTAATAAACCAGGGTATCCATTTGAATATGGTTTGTTAAAATAACCCATATAACCTTTTTGCATTATAGTGACAAATAGTTCAGATAAAGGTCTTCCTTGATTATCTAATAACTCTGACGTATCAATGTCTTTTGTGAATGTAAAACCACACGTTTGACTACCATCTTTAACAGACACTCTTGAGACTCCATTCGGTGTTAATGCAGAATATTCTAATTGTTTTTTATTACTAAAAGCATTATTTTCAAACCCAAGTTTCGTTAAATCATAATCGGATTCCGATGTCAATATTTTATGTCTTCTTACATAATATTGAGAAGTTGTTTCACCAGTATTGTTTATATCTAATACTCTTTTGAAAGTCCCTGTTGAATTATTAGTAAAGGCAGTATACCCAATATTATATATTGAGAATATTTTATCTTCAGAACCAAAGTATTGGTCTCCTAAAGATTCTACTTGAAAGTAGTTTGTACCATTTGATGATATGGATAGTTCAACAAATTCACCAATTTGTAAATTATGTGAAACTCCACAATAAAAAGTAACTAAAGACTTACCATCGGGATTTGTGTTTTGTAAAACAAATGGTACACCATCACTAGCTTGAAAATATGTAACAGCAGAAAATTGGGTATTTTCATATCTCATTTGTTGTTCTGTATCACCACTTACGGGATACGAAACGTATATATTCCAATTATATGTTGATGCACTTTTATTATAAAAAGGAATGTGACCTGATATACCTGAAGTTCTGTAGAACGTAAATTCATCAAATTGAACATATCCTTTCCACGCATTTATTTGTGGTGGGTTTTGATTAGCATTTATCGTTTTTGCTTCTACACCATTAATGTAAAATAAGTTATTTCCGAAAGGAGTATAAGAAGTATATCCACTTACACCATTATCAAAAATGTTTACAATTTTACCACCAATTCTAAACACGTTACTTGATTGTCTTTCCTCCTCAAATTGAGATGTCTGTGACAAGTACACATTTCTATCACCTTCAATAATCTCTCTTTCTTGAGATTCCAAAGGTACTTGAATAAGGTAATCTTGTTCGGGTGCTCCTTTGAACCTATTTTGGTTTCTTAATATTTTTACATCACCTAAACTCATAGTATTTCCTCATTGAATATATATTTGTTTATGTACTTATTCATTGCGGATTTTCCCACTTTTAATCCAAAATAAAAATGATAAGGTGAACCAACACCAACAACGGGTGGTGGTGGATACATATATGAGTTTGGTGTAATTGTAGGACTTAATCCACCTGTCGATGATGAATTATAAATGAAACCTGGTTTTTCAAATGTAGGTGTTACCACATTTGATGGAAAAGTTGGTTGACCCGATGCTATATTACCACCTAATAATCTGTCAACTGATTGGTATTTGTAGGTGTAAATTTGTGACGGAACAGTTTCTTTAACCTGCCAATCGTTTGTTTGTGAACCAAAAATAAGATTTCCATTATTCTTTATTTGCCACGGCCAATATGGAACTTCTTGGTCTTCAAAACCGTAATAATTTGTAAGATAAATAATTGTATTATCTTCAAATGTAGTTCTACCAGGTGTTATTAAATCCCTGTTTTGTGTATTAGCAGAAAAGAAAACGCCTAACACAGGACCATCACCCGTTTGATAATATTTGATTTGACTTTGAGAGTAGTTGTCACCCAAATACGGTGTAACACCAAACTCTGAATTAATACTCAATAGTTGTGTAATATCACCATCCAACCTTTGTTTTGTTCTTGAAAATAAAGAATTTATTGATGAATCACCTGCACTTAATACTTGTTCCCAAAAACTAGCATCTGCCAATCTACTGATTACAAATAACTGAAGTATATCAGAAGTATCGTTGTATGAACTTGTTGGTATTTTATCAATAATAAATCCTTCATAATCAGGGTTGAATGTAATTTCACGAACAAATTGGTCTCTTGGTCCTAAATCAATAATAGTTGTTGGACTACCCAATAATCTTTTATTACTAGCATCGTAAAGTTCATCGTTAGAATTTAATGGTGGAACCTTACCTATGAATTTAGTACCATTATACGGCGAACTACGATAGAAGAATGAGTTGTTTGTTTCTTTAAAAACAATAGTATCGGTACAATATCTGTATGTGGTATCTGAGTTAAATGTTGCTGCGGATAATGGTGCCAAATACAAAGTATCCTTTTGGAAAGTATACATATACAGAGAACCATTAATCCAGTTGTTAACAAATGTGAGTGATATGACATTTCTACATAACGCAAACATCATTCTAAATCTTGACCTCCATTCAAAGAAAGATGTTATGTCTTTTCCGATATTTGAAAAGCTTGGTCTTTGTACCAAATAGTAACAACCACCATACATTTTTTTGATATCATCTTCTTTATCTAAGTAATAACAATCATCAGTATTAATAGCAACTCCAAAATTCTCACCGTCACCCGTATAACACGTTAAAGGAACCATACCTTCACAACTAAATGTCTGTATGATATTTGCCGCAACACTACCAGCATCCTCTAAGAAATCATCGGCAGCACCTCCCGTGTTATCACTACTAACATTATATGTTGGTGTAAGTTGCCCACTCAAACCACTGTCCGATATTGAGTATATTGAAAAACTTTTATTTTGGTGTAGGACAAATCTTCTATCGTGGGTATCTGATGTAGGTAATCTGTCAGACCTCATAATCATTCTTGAGGTATTAGACATTGTTAAAGTATCAGTAGGGTATTGTGTAAAATATGTTGGCGAGTAATAGAAGTAATCATTTCTACTAGGGTTTCCACTACCCCCATTACACAACATCATCGTACCACCTTCTACAATTTCATTGTTTTTATAACCATTTCTAAATCCACTACTATTTGTGGAATTAACCATTTTGTTACCACTACTCTTAGTTGCCAAAGCGCCACTTACAGTGTTAAAGTTACTTATTGAACCAACAACACCTGAACCAACTTTTGGATTGCTAGCATCTAAACATGAATAATCTAAGTGATTTTTAGTTACAAATGATTGGTAATTACTACCAACCGTAAACGTATAACTACCATAGAACAAATATCCATTATTATTGGAACCGTTATTTGCCAATAAATTGTGTCTTGTTAGTGTATAATTTACTGAATTATATTTCTGAATAGGAATATTCATTTTGTAGTTACCTCTAACTGTTGGGCCTGAACCAAAAGCTTTACCATATAAAGGTGATAAATCATATATTGTATCCTGTCTATCGGTATACATATCAACACCTCTAACTAAGAAAACCACTATGTGGTCATTATACTCTGTATTTAACTTGAAGTTAGGTACATTGTATTTGAATTTTTCAGTGCCTGAAGAATCTGGATAATCATCAGGATTGTCTCCACCACCTTTAGATACACTTTGATAACCAAAAATAAAACGATTAATCAACGTGTTATTACCAAATCCATATGTTGTTGGTACACCCGCAATTCCAGCTATTTGAACATAATCTTGTATTGTGGATGCTGTAATTACCTGATAATATTCAACATCTGAAGGGTATATGTATTTGTTTTTTAAATCTCCTGTAGAACCTGTAATCTCATAAACGGTCGCACTATTTGTACTTAGGTTAGACGGATTCATATAATTCACCGTAGCGAAATATGTTGTACTAGTAATTGATGTTCCTGTAGTTCCCCCACTAACGTTAGGGTCTGCAGAATTAGCAGTATTTTGAAAACTAATAACTCTTCCCGCCTGTAAGGCATCCTGACTATTTGGGTCACATAATAAAACTAAAACATTATCATAGTGAAATTTACCTGTGTTAAGTGAAGATGATGGGTTTACACTAACTTTAACTTTATTTTGCGCACCATCTGCGTGGTATTTTGCCTTAACATTAAACAAGTTCATTCTCTCGGAAAGTGTTAAATCCCAAGACCAAGTTTTGTAATTTGTATATGGATTACCATCATCAGCATTATCATCCATGAATGGTGATTTTGTCCAAACTGAATTGTCGACACCATTATCAAATCCTGACATTGTAGATTGGAATCCATATACGTATTTAGATTGCCAAGTCGTATCTACTTCATCACCATTCAAACCAATTATCTGTTCAAAAAACAAGTAGTCAGTTGAATTTACTAATAAACTATTATTTGCGGACGGTGTTGTATCATTTTGAGATACCACATCTCTACTTTCACAATTACACATATCACAGTCGGGATATGACATGTTAGGTAATGGTATTGATGTAAGTGGACATGTCTCACTAATGTTTACCAATTGCCATTTTGGACAATTTAATTTTAATAAACCAAACGATAATGCCTTAACTACATTACATAAAATAATTAATGCACTTAACAATACCGTACCAACTACATTGATGATTACTCTTAAAATTGGCCATAAAATACAAATAATATTAGATAGAAAAATTAATGTAATTGTAACAGGAACAAGTAATGTTATTAATATATTGAATAAGAAATAAATTAAATCAAAATTTCTTACCCCGTCGTTGACAGGGAATTTATTGTTTTCAGACTCACAACTTCTATTTAAAATTTCTTTAATTCCTAAAAATCTAGCACGTCCACTACCCTTTCTATAATCTTCAATAAACTGAGATGTAGTATAAACTTTATTATACTTCATCAAGTAGAAAAAGTCCTGACAATTTATTGCCGCTTGCTTATCAGCATAGTCATCCCAATCTAATGAAAACGCATAACTTTTTTGGAATAATTGCCAATTAGTGTTACCTTTTGTTCGGCTTGGTATTTTATTTTGAATCTATATTTTCCTTTTGTCGGAATACCAATTCTTGGGTCTTTTGAGTATACTATTTCACCGTATTCATTTGTTACCACGTAATCCAAATTCATAGGTACGTCCACCAAGAAAGTTCCATCATCGTCAATTACTTTTCCACCATTAGTTAATCTATACTGTTCAAGTATTGGATTCCCATTCACATCGGTATTAACCGTCTGTCTTATAGCTAAAATTTCACCAGGTCCCGTAACCATTCCACACAAGTCACCTTGTTCTGTTTTTGGTTTACAATTCTTTTTCAACATTTGGGAATCTTGTGAACTCATGATTGAACCCATGAACACCGAAGTCGGTTGAATTTCAATTCCTAATTCTCTCAAATCAAAATCTGCACGTGTTATACCAATACTACACTGTGAACCGTCACCCCAAAATGATGTAACATTAATGTCTTTTTTAGCATTAACAATTTGCGGTAGTGAGTCTAAATCTTCAGATGCTCTGAATTGAACTCCGTCAAATTGTTCGGCAGTAGCCAATCCCATTCTGATTAAATCTGCCGGTCTTAAAGAAAACTCACCAATATTAGATAAGTCCAAATCCATTGTAAGTGTTTGAATACCCAACGGCACACCAACAATCATAAAGTCACCTGACTCGTTAGTCTTTACAGTATACTTGTAATATTTTTCGTATATCTCGAGTACTTCATTTCTTGTTAAGATATCTTCTCTTGTTGGAAATGTACCTGTAGGTGTATGTCCACCATATTCCTGATTATACGGTAATAAATTATAACGATAACCGTCTTCATTTTTTTCCGCAGGACTTTTATACGGGTACAAGGCACTGATAACAGGATTTAATAAATCCTCATCTTCAACAGGAACAAAAACAGATACTCTTACATTTGGTACACCAAATCCACCGTTAGCAACAACACGACCAACAACCACACCATAGTCAGCACAAAAACGAGTATAGACATCACCTTGTGAAAGTTTCATGGAAAGGATTTCCAAAAAGTCAAAATCCTGTTCTACATTCAGTTTTAAATTTTGGTCAACTCCTAATTGTGTACGTAATCTGTATGATTTAGGCATATAATATCTTTTTAGATAAATAGTTATTCATCTATTTTCAAAATAACTTACTAAAACTCTATGTAAAGGAATTAAGAGAAATCTACAGTCTTAAGATTCTTGATTCTTACCTTAATGTCTTTGTTAGGGAATCTAACTTGGTAAATTTGTGATGGCTCAGCAAAAATAGTGTCATCAACTAATAAAATTTCTTTTGTTGCACTATTAGCATATCTTTGTGAAGTTTCAGATGACGAATATTGACCACCAACTTTATTGAAAACTTTTAAGTCGGTTACTGAAATAACACCGGCAACATCTTGTACTTGACTCCTTATTTCAGATATGAATACATTACCACCCATTTCTCTGAATACTGGACTCATTAATGTTTGTATTTTATCAATAACTCTTGTTATAACTTCACCTTGGTTTTGTGCAGAATCAACAACAACAGAAATATCAAATTCTAAATCAATAACTTGCGCAACATTAATTGAGATGTAATCATTTATCATTCTATAATTTGATAAATAATTTGCTAAGTTTGTTTTTAGTGTGTTTGATACAGTTTGAGTCAAAGACCCTGTCGAATCATAAGATACAATATTGATATTAATTTTGTTATCTTCTTCCGTGATTGCAACCTTAGCAGGTGCACCGTACTTACCTGGCATTTTTCTTATAATAGCATAGTAATCATTTACCGTCACAGCTCTGTTTTGAGCCGCAAAGTTAAATGTTACCATATTTCTAACCTCTTCAATATTAGGTTGGTTAGCCCCACCAATTGCGGCAGTAACGTTGTTAACCCTTAATGAATTTACGACTTGTTGATTTATATTAGCCGAAGGTCCATTAACGAAGAAATTAACCGTACCAACTTGGTTTATTGTATTTACACCGATATTAGAAACGGTTCCACCACCAATTCTATACTGAACAAATAATGTAGTATTTGCTTTAACTGTTTTACCTAAACCAATATTGTTTTGATAGTCTTGAATTCTAAGTGGTACACCCGTTCTTGAAAATTGAGCTAATTGGTCATCAGCAGTAACTGTAGCATTACCAAATTGAACTCTTAAGAAACCTTCTGGTGTATATTCTGTTATGAATCTTAATTCAGTTTCAAGGTATCTACCAACCTTTATACCTGGTCTATCTGCGGGTTTAGTTGGGTCTTCAACGAAAACTCTACTTTCAGCTAACGAATCAACTTCAAACCATCTATCAGGTGAATTAACAAATTCAGAATATGTGGGGATTGATTGAAATGATGTTCCGTCTTTTTGTATCACGGATGTTACACCTATAATATTTTTTTCAGGTAGAAAAAACTCAAAGAATGGCTTAACATCTGCCGGTGTAATAACTTTTTTATAAACCTTAGTTATTCCATTAACCACCACTTCTCTTTTAGTAATCGTATAATTCAATAACTTACCATTAGAATCAAAGTTTGGTATTTTAATTTGGTTTGGAAATCCTTCACTGTTATATTGAGATGAAAAATCAATATCGTTAACATTTTCAAATGTTTGTCCCGCACCAACCACTTGTGAACCCGCTCTTAGGATACCCAAATATCTCGTATCTTCTTGGTCTCCAAATGCCGGCACTGTGATTGAGAAGTCACAAAGAGCAACTGACGGTCTATTACCCGGTATTTTTAAACCATAAGTTCTGGCAATGTTAAAAATTGACGAACGTTGTTGGGCATATTGAAGTACTGTTTCTTGAATACTTCTGTCCATGTGATAATGTAAGTTATCACCAATGGCTGCGTTTAAATCTAAAAAAACTGAATATACTGAGGCATCATTGAAGTTATCAATAAGTTCAGGATAATACTGTTGTGTGTAATTAATGAGGTCCTGACGTAGTGCTTCAAAGTCTCTGTCTGCGTATGAAATTCTTCTTTGTGCCATTTATATTAAATATTGATAATAACAAAATCCTTATTGTCGAAAGTGCTATCAGTAATAGTATAGTCAATTCTTATTTTTGCTGTATAGTCCGCAACACCAGTACCAGGTACTCTATAAATACCACCGACACCAATGTTACTCATATTTAAATCACCAACAAGTTCAAGTTCTTCGGTGTATGGTGTTATTGTAATATCATTTAATATCAAATTTGGTAAAAATTCATCTACCGCTTGTCTGATATCTGCCTTAATAGCTTCAAATGATAATCCATCCATAGGTTCAAAAATGAACTCATAAATTCTTGTACCAAAATTTGGTAAGTAATATCTACTACCTTTTCTTGTTAAGATAAGATGTAACAAATCAGTTCTTATTTCCTCCTCAGGTGTTTGAGATAAGGAAAGGTATTTTCCATCCTGACTTTGTCCGAAAGGAAAATTAATACCATATGTTTTACCGTCAGCCATTATACATAAATATATCCACAGAATAATTTTTAGAAATAAAAAAACCCGACAATCTATTTGTCGGGTTTTTAATACATTATAACCTTAAAATATTAATTATGCTTCACAACTCGTGCAAACCAAGTCATTAAGATTAAGTTTTTTTCTTGCAAATGCCTGAGCTGAGTTCATTGAATGCTGATAGTAAAGGGTCTTAACTCCCAATTGCCATGCGTCAATAAGAAGTTTATTAACATCTTTAGTCGGCATATCAGGTGAAATCATTAAGTTCAATGACTGTGATTGGTCAATAAAATCTTGTCTGATAGCCGCTTGGTTAATGATTGTAGATTGATTAATTTCAGCAAATGTTCTAAAAATTTCTTTCTGTTCATCAGTCAAAAACTCTAAATGTTGTACAGAACCATCTTGTTTTTTAATACTGTCCCAAGTCGCTTTAGTATCTTTTTTGATATCAACAAGTAACTTTTTAAGTACTGGGTTTTTGATAGTAACTTTTAATTTAGCAACATCCTTAACATAACAGTTAGACCAAATTGGTTCAATAGATTGTGAAACCTGACCCAAGATAAATGCTGATGATGTTGTAGGTGCAATTGCGTTTAATGTAACGTTTCTTCTACCATAACCGACTAATGTTTCTGGTTCACCAAACATCTCAGCAAGTTCCGCAGATGCTTTATAAGATTTGTCTTTTATCAATTTGAAAACCTCAATATTCAATCTTGCACTATCTTTACTGTCAAAAGGTAAACTTTTAGATTGAAGTAGTGAATGCCATCCCAAGACACCTAAACCAAGGGCTCTTTGTCTTTTAGCGAAGTTGTAAGCCTTTTCAAGATAGAAGAATGCTCTTTGACCCTCGATTGTACCATTATTTCTTAGTTCATCAATTTTACTAATAAATTCAGTAACAACCGCATCTAAGAAGTATACCATAACTTCAACAGCGTCTGTGTCTTTCCACTCGTCGTAGTGTAAAAGGTTCATAGAAGACAAAACACAAACAAAAGATTCTTCTTCTGAGTTGTGTAATGCAATTTCAGAACAAAGATTTGAATTATAAATTTTCATGTCTTTATCTCTGTAAACTTCAGGTGCCTTGTTATTCATAGTATCTGTGAACATAATATATGGATATCCAATCTCACCTCTTCTTTGAATTACTTTAGCCCAAATAGCTCTTTTTTCTTTATCCCCATTTACCATTTGTTCCATGAATTCATCAGTAACTGTTACTGCGTGTGTCAAATCTTGAATTGGGAATCCCTCAGTACCGATTTCTAAAAACTCCATAATATCAGGATGCTCGACTGGTAGGTATGGTGAAAATCTACCTCTACGTGTTGAACCTTGTGATATGTTATCAACAACACTTTGGAAAAGATTCATAAAGTGTACTGAACCAGGTGCGTGTCCATTATCGGTAATTGACGCACCTCTTCCACGAATATTTCCAAAATATCCTGAGGTACCTCCACCCATCTTACTCATTTCTCCAACTTCCGCTTGTGTATATAAAATTGACTCAATGTTGTCACCAATATTAGAACCAAAACAACTAACAGGTAAACCCCTTTTCTTACCAAAATTAGCCCACACGGGTGATGAAAGTGAGTACCATCCTTTACCCATATACTCATAAAACTTATCGGCAAAACCTTTAAGTTTTACATTGTCTGCAGTTGTACTCAAAATTTTTTCAGCGTGCTCTGCAATCACTCTGATTCTTTCCAGTGGTTCTTCACCTTCGCTGAGGTATCCTCTACGAAGGAATGTTATGGATTCTTCATTAATCCAATCAAAAGGTTTTCTATTTTCCATGTTTCTATATTAATTTAAATTAAAATAAATCGTTCATTGTTATCGATTTCGTTTTTTTGCTATAATTGATACTTCTTTTATTGAAGAAATCAGTGTGTTTTGTTGTTAAAATTTCATCATCAAACCATTCAGTCGTTTCCAAAAGAGGTTGGTTGATTTCGAAAATATTATCAATACCGATAGAATTTAAAGAGGTATTAAATCTATGTTTGATAAACTCTAAAGTTTGTGCTTTTGACAAGAAAGTCAAGTCACCTTTTTCAAAAATCCAATTTACTATTTCAAGTTCAGCTTCGTAAGCATCTTTGGTTGCTTGAATCAGGTCTTGAACCAAGTCATCAGTCCACCATGATGGATTTTCTTTTTTTATAATATTAACCAAGTCGAATCCAAAACCAGCATGAATATTTTCTTCTTTAGATGTGGCCTCAACAGCATTACTAATACCTTTTAATACATTTTTATGTTTATTAAATGACATAATAACTAAGAATTGTGAGAACAACGATACGTTTTCAACAAACATTGAGAACAATACAACTGATTCAAAATATTCTTGATTTTCAACCGCCTTTGAATTTGATATGGTTTTTTCCAAATATTTAATTCTTCTACGAATTGCAGGTACTTCCAAGATGTTTTCAAATTCACTATTAAGACCTAACAATTGAATTAGGTGTGAATATGCATCCGCATGTCTTACCTCTGATTCTGCGAATGTTGCACCAACACTACCAATTTCTGGTTTTGGTAGTCTTTTATAAATGTCACCCCAAAATGTTTTTACCGCAATTTCTATTTGTGAAATTGCCAACATAGCTCTTTGGACCGCAGTTTGTTCTTTTTCACTCAAGTGTACTTTAAAATCTTGAATGTCCGAAGTGAAATTAAACTCTGTATGAACCCAATATGAATGTCTAATTGCATCAACATACTCATACAAATCAGGATATTCGTAAGGTTTTAAATTGATTCTTTTTGAAAAAATATTCGGTTGGTGTTTTGAACGATAAATGATATATTCTTTAGCAACATCATTTAACCCATTATCCATAAGTTTATTTTCCACCATATCGTGGATTTCATCCACATGAGGAACTCTTTCTTTATCTCCTTTAAAGATACCTTTTGTGGTTAGTCTTGCAATTTTTTCAGCCATATCTTCATCTATTTTACCAACAGATGCCATAGCTTTCATAACCGCTTTTTTTATCTTTTCGGATTCGAATAGTACTGTTTCACCGCTTCTCTTTACGACGAATCGGTGGTCTTTTAGTGCCATATTAAAAATGTAATTATCCATAGTTTTTTTATATTAAGTATTTGTATTTTCTCGTTGTCTTCTTTGATTTAACAACTCATTAATTCTTGTTCGATTTCTTTCTTCTTTTTGTTCCTCAAGACCAAGTAGTGTGACACTTTGTTCAGTATCAATAACCAAAAATTCATTATCAAATTTACAGTTTTCAAATACAACACCGTCTTTACCAAGACGTGATTTTGTTATCGCAATTGTTGCCAAATTCATTTCTTTTTGTTGTAATGTTTTAGCCACAGTAATAATAACGTGACCTACTTGTGCTTTTTTGATTGAACCACCCATTTGGTCTGTAGTAACAACTTCAGATGATATTGATGAACGGTTACCTTGTGTTGCAGTCCAACCTACGATTTGTAGTTCGTGACATAAAGCCTCAAACGCTCGCATAACCGAACCCTCACTTTTCCATTCATCTTCGAGTTTTCTGTCAGGTACAATACAGTCAATGTAGTCTATCACTATCATGTCTATTTTATTACCTTCCGCCATCATTTTTCTAACTTGATTTTTAATTTGATTCATAGTCATAGTATCTGATGGCAATTTCTTCAAAGTTAAGATATTTTTTGTATTTGACTTAATTTCTTTAACCTTTTCTAATACAGTTTCTCTGTGGTTTGACAAATCATCAGGAGCAATACCTGTCCACATAGTAAAATGTTTACGTTGTATAATTTTAGGATTGTCCTCAAAAAATACTTGTAGTACATTATACCCAAGATTAAATGCGTTGTTCGCTATTTTAGACAAAATTGTAGTCTTACCAACACCTGTCGGTGCCAATATTACACCAATCTCTCCTTTAGCCAATCCACCTTTAAGTAGATTATCAATACCTTGAATTCCCATCGGAATAGGATGTCTGTAATCATCATCCAAAACCTCGTCCAAGTTTGAGAATACGTCAGATGTACCAACTTCAACTTCTCCAACTTGTAGAGCTTCACGAACCATTTGTTCTAAGTGGTCATAACTTTCAAAATCACCCTTATCGATGATTTTTTGTGCTTTCGACATCACTTTTTGAAGTTCTTGTTGTTTACAGAATTTCAAAGATTTTTCTTGGACAAAATCTGAACCTTCTATTGGACACTCTTTTACTTGTTCCAACATATCCATCACCATTTTTTGTGCCATTGGTGATGTAATTTCAGATTTTGTTAGTTGGTCTAAAGTATTAAAGGTCGGTGCATGTTCATACTTTACATAATACTCCCTTATCATTTGCATGATAAGTCTGAAGTATTGATTATCAAAATATTTGGGGTCTAAAACGTCAACGATAGATGTAGCAAAATCTTTGTTAAGTATAATATTGTTTAATAATTGTATTTGAAATGTGTTCCCTAAATAACCAAAATTTTTATCGTTTGACATAATTTTTAATAACGTTTTACTACCTCTCGGATTTATAAATACTCTTAAGCGAGCTGATAATTCATGTATTTGTAAGATAAATTTTCAGCTGAAAAAATGTCAGTCAGACCCCTCAATATGATTTTCAACTCTGGTCGTATGTCTACGGTATATCTTACCTTTGGTGGGTACAATTTGGCGTCAACTATTCTATGACAAATTGTCTCATCTCCAATCTTTACATACAAGTTAAAGTATTCTGGACCTTCCGTATTAGATGTTTCCAAAATCTCTGGGTCGGCAATAATTTGGTCTTGATTGTCAACCATGTAAATCAAAGATTTTAGTCTAAGGTTGTTTTCGACTAGTTCGGCAACTTCTTTAAGAATGGCACCAACTTCCAAACTTCTTCTCGCCTTAGGATTATATCCTTTAACGTTATAGAATCTTTGTACGATGATGTTGTCATTCAAAGTCATTAAGAACTCCATCTTTGTTGTGTCTTGCATTTGTTCTTTCATAATTTTAATTTTTAGTATTGAATCGTTTTTTTTCTTTTCTTGATAGTTTCATAAATGGTTGTAAAAATTCAACCCACTGATTATCTGTTTTTGGAAGGTATTTGAAAATTCCATCATCGTTCATTAGTCTCATAAGATTTTTGTAACCCCTACCATCAGGGTCCAACTCTTCTTCATAATAAGCTTTGACTTCTTCTTTACCCTCGTCAGATATTAGTGGGTTGGACAAATCAATAAGTTTTTTATTGATATTGAAAAATTCTTGACCGAGTAATCCTTGTTTTGTTTTCCCTTCGAGAATGTTTGATACAGATTTTTGTTTCTTTTCATCTTCACTAAAATTATTGATTGTTGTAAAAATATCGGAAACAGAAGTCGTTTTTTCAAGTAAGTCGGGAAATAATTTAATAATTGTTTTTTCACCAAGCAAAAGTATCCCATCAATATTATCTGATTTATCACCAGTTAATATTTTATAAGTTACAACATTTTGGTGGGGTATCCAAAGATTACCAATATTAATTCTTTCTCCGTATTTGTGATATTCTTTTTTAATCGGAGAATAGATTTCGACGTTTTCAGAAATGAGTTGTGTCAAATCTTTGTCGGCTGAGAAAATTGTTTTTTTCTCATCAACAGAAATTTGACAATAGTAAGATATCAAATCATCACTTTCCGAGTTGTCAATACATATCTGACGAATAAACATATCCTCCAAATATTGACGTATACGGGACTTTTGCCAGTCATATGATTGACGCTTCAACTCATTGGTTTCTGAACGTCTATTTTGTTTGTATTGAGGTAATAGAAGTCGTCTTTGGGAGGAGTTATTCTCTCCATCCCAAAAGACTATAACCTTATCATAATTGTGCTCTTGTAAGAACTTTTTAAGTGTATTGATGAAGTGAAAAATACCCCCAATATGATTCCCATTGTGGTAATATTCTTTTACCCCATGAAATCCGATTTTGAATAGATTGTCTCCGTCAATTAAAAGTGTCTTAGTCACAATTTAAGTTTTATGTTATTCAATAACTTCTTTTTCCTCAGTAAGTGTGAACTCACCATCTGTTCCGATAATTTGTTTCCAATAATCGGAATGTTCTTTTTTGTAAGCTTCAATAGATGCTTTTTCTTCTGAAGCTTCTTTACCCGCCAAGAACCCGTGTGGTGTTACGATAATTTTACCATCTTCATAACCCAAACCATTAATGTGGTTTTTCATAACGGAAACTTTGGTACGAGTTGCAAACTTAACAGTTCTCTTGTCTTTGGTCGCTGTAATCTTGGTAGTTCCAGCACCTTTTTGGTTACCAAACAAAAATACCAAAGATGAGTTAAGCCAAACAGACTCACCACCTTTTGCCTTAATTTTTGGTTGACCAAACGGATTGTCAGGAAGTTCAACCCACGGTTGGTTAACAATAACCAAAGTGTTTTCGTATTTGGAATCAGCCTTACGTGAACCTGAGATACGCTGGTTAATACCCATACCAATTTTGTCTGACAATGTAGCAGCATTGTGTTGTTTACCACCCTTACCTTCAAAAGTCATCTTAGATGGAATTGAACCGATTGAATCCCAAAGGAAACATAGACTATAGTCCAACTCTCCCTTTTCTTGTGCATCCAACAAACTATTGATATAATCTGTAATCTGTTCGATGTAGTCAAAGTTGTTGTTGAATATATAGAATCCGTCCCAATCGATTTCACCCGTCTCCTCATCCACAACTTCATCACATTGGAATCCCATCAACTTTGCGTGTTCAAAGCTCCATTTCTGCTCGGTAATAATAAACACAGGAAGAATTTCTTTCTTTTGTGCATCCACCGCAGTCTTCACCAACGCAGTTGTCTTACCCGTATCTGAGTGTCCCAAAAACATATTGATGTGTCCAATAGCAGGACCAGGTAAACCTACTGCATCCAAGAAGTCAGTTCCTAAATCGAAAAAACGTTGTGGTTTGTATTTCGCAGATGTAGAGAACTGTTTCTTAATATCTTTAAAATCTTTTTTCTTAATTGCCATAATTGTATTTGTAGAATTCTTTTAAATTTTCTAACTTGTCTTTTGCATTTGCCAATTTCTCGACAAACTTGTCCATCTCTTCCAAGTGTTGTGGATGTTCCCCAATACCAACAGGGTTTTCCATGTACACCATTAAAGTTGCCTCAGCCTCAGCAATCTCACTCTCATACTTTTTGATGAGCGATTCGTACATTAATTTTCTTATTTTCATTGTCTGTATTTTTTTAAAAAAAGAGCATGGACACTATGTCTATGCAAGTGTCCATGCTCATTAAATTAGAATGGTAGTTCCTCGTCTGGGTCCATTTCAGATTGAGGGTCATAAGTCTTTTCAGATTGTGTACCTCCACCCATTGTCATGTCCTCAACAGAGTCACCATAAACATATTTTTTCAAATCAGAATCCCAACGTGGAACTTCACCACGAGAAACCGCTTCCAAATATTCTACAGGTTTCTTTGAGTATACGTCACTCCAAGTCATCTCATCTTCAACCCACTCTTTTTTGATTGCATCATCTGAGTGAAGTGGTGTTGGGTCGTCATACATAATAGTTTGAACAACCGTATATTCTTTACCTGCAGGTGTCTTAGATTTTACCATTTCGATGATAAGGTCACGTCCATTTTCAGGATTTGTAATATCACCCTTTTGTTTCCAAATTGGGATAATCTTGTCCAAGATACCTTCTTGTTTGTAATTGTCTTTAAATCTCCAAAACTTAACACCATCATCTTCAGCATCACGGTCTACAACTTTAACAATGTAGAATTTACGTGAACGATATTGAGGAGCCAATTTCTTATCAGATTCTTTACCTGTTGACATCAATTCTTCGTAAACCTCAGTCAATGGAGAACGCTCTCCGTCATTTTTTCCTGGGTCGTAAAGTTTAACCCACTTACCATCCACTTGAATTTCATGGTACCATACTTCCTTGAAGGGAGATGAGCCATCAGGGGTAGGGAGGATACGTACACGCTTTTGACCTGTACGTGAATTCTTGTCCAAAAGAGTTGTGAAGTACTTCTTCATACGCTCATCTTGAGACATTTGGTTGCCCGTTCCTTGAGAACGTGCGGTGTTTTTCTCATACTGAGAAAGAACTGCATCTAAAGTTGTGTTTGACATAATTTTTGTTTTTTTTAAAGTTTAAGTTCTCTTATTACTCATCTATAAGTATAACTGAACAATCCATTAAGTCAAACCCCAAAAACAAAAAAGGACACCTTTCGATGTCCTTTTCATTAGAGAAAAATTTTTATCAAGAATAATAATTTTTAGGATATTGGTCCGTAAATTTGTTGAATGTTTTTTTAATTTCATTGGGTGAAAAGTTTTCAACTTCATCATCAGTTAAAACATATTCATTTTTACCTGATTTTTCCATGTCTTCTTTTTTATCCTCAAAGAAATCAGTTAACTTTTGATTGAAAGGGTATGAGTCTAAACTTCTTAAGTGTAATTTTTCTTCAGGAGTTTTTTCACGATACTTTTCAATTTTAGATTCTAATGAATTAATTTTTTCAAAAATAGAATCC